ATGAAGATATTATTCATAAAAAATCTCCAAGGTCTGAATCAGTGTATTTGCCGGTACGCTTACTTAATTTCTTTTTCTTTTTTTCTTTTGTGACGAAATCTTTAAACTCAGTATCTTTCTCGCGAACTCTGTCAATACGATCTTTTAATTGACTTACAAAAGCCGTCACCACTTGACCAGATGTAGTACCACCAGTATCAATAATAAATTCTTCTACACCCGATTGAGTCATATATTTAATCTTTACATCTTGCTGTTTCTTTTCTTTTGCAATGCGGCGTAGGAAAGCATACCATGAAATTTGAGTAAAATAAGCAAAAGCGTTGGGCTTGCCTGTACGTGTAGCAGCCTCAAGATTATAGTTTTCAATTGCCTTTAAACAGTTTTCAACTGCATCCATAACCATCTCCTCTCGATAAGTATATCGAATGAAGTTTGATTTATGAGAAAGGCCTTCAGCAATTTTAAGAAAGCATGAAGCAATGTAATCAGGAACAATGGGTAATTCATTGCCCGCATCTCTTGCTTCATTTAAGCTGGTAACGTAGTCAACAACTGCATACGAGAAGTCTCTATTGTTGACGTAATGTGGTTTGTCCTGTGGTTTCATAATATATTTCCTTCAATTAAACCTATTATAAAATATTAACTCAAGCATGTACACAAAATTATTTTACAAAAATGTTAAAATAACTATGTACAAAACCAACATATGGCTGTATAATTAAAGAGTGTTATGTTGAGGGAGGAGAGTATACCCTATTCTTCTTCTTTAGTTTTATATTGCCATTCATCGGTATGGCCAACAGACCATTTTGGTTCAGTTTCTACTGCATAATTTTGTGTGCACACTTTAAAGTCTGGCCTTTTCAGATCAGCAGTAGTTAGTGAGCTGTCTCGCCATATAATCCTGTTGTTCGGCTGAGCTGCGAACTGTCCGTTGTCGAGTCTAATGACGTTGAATGTTTTATGCTCGGGATCTTGCTCACTGAAATTGGTGTCAATGGTGGAAGTGTCACGATGCGCATTGTCAATTGTGAATTCATATTCACCTGCGTGCATTTTTCTATCTTTACCAAAAAATTCACATCTACTCAAGATTGGCTTTTGTAATACGGTAATGTCGTAGTCAAAGCAATCCCAAAGCTGAAGAACATCGAGAGGCAACTGATCTTCAAGATTAATATTTTCTTTCCAAACGAAAGCCGAGATAGGTAGTTTATCATAAAGCGCCCCGTAGTCTGTAAGCAAAGTTTCGAAATACAATGCTTTACTTTGGGTTGATTTGACACTAATCCATATGCCAGGTGTCAATTGACCCCATCTCGGGTGACCTGGTTCTAAATCATAAAGATATTCCATCTTTACAAATACGTTAATCGGAGGGAGTGGATGTACCAAAAAAGCCATTAATGTAATTTATCCTTACTACCAAAATAAATGATATTGTCACTTGAACTATCTGTATTTATATTATTCAATAAACTATCAATTTTCTTTGATACCTTTTCAACCTCTTCTTCAAACTCTTCATCTCTTTTTTCTGATTCGGCTATAGTCATTTTATATTGATGCAAGAGTTTGGCTGTAGGATTTGCTTCTGATATAATATGATTTGAATTAATTGTATTAAAAATTTCCTCACCAGATTGATAGACCATCCATGGACGTAGCGTAAAGTATCTAATAGCCTTATATGGATCATCAACCGTTATTACTTGATATGCCCGCCGGACAACCATATCAGGATCTTCATAGCTGGCCCATTCAAGAACTTCACAAACGATCTCATCACCATTTGCCATGATAAATTGTTTAATGTCAGTCATTGAGATCTACCTTAATAATTTTATATTTGAACTGTTCTTTTTCATATATCTTTACTCGCTCTGCGGAGTGGAGGAGTGTGAAGTTTTTCTGTTGTTTCCAGTGCAAATCATCCGCAATGTCAAAGAGGTTCGTAGTCCTACCATCATCGGATTGTCTAAGTCCTCTACCAATTGATTGTAACACTTTGATCTGGGACTTTGAGGGGGAAGCGAAAATAATATTATGCAGATTACGAATGTTAATCCCAGTACTAAAAGTCCCCAAAGACGCGACAATAATTGCATTACTTTGTTTCTCTACAATTTTACGAATTGCTTCTCTGTCTGAAGTATCTGTTTCACCTGATACATAAAATATTTTACGGCCTTCTTCAGCTTTATTTTTAATTAGTTCAAAGAGTGGTTTGCCATGAGCATCAACACGTTGAAATAAGACGAGAGTATTCCCGTCAGAGCCCAGAGCCAAATTGCGAATAAAACGATTACGTCCTTCATGTCCCACAATAAAGTCAATTTCTTCAGCATATGTTTTTTTCCCAAAGTTTTGCCTTACTTCTTCTGGATAATTCATGAGTAAGACTTTAATATCAAGTGGTGCTAGTGTTCCGTCGTCTTGTAAGTTCTTAGTCTTTGTGACATGGTAGACTGGCCCAAACAAACCTTCAAGCACAAGCTTATGTGTCTGTGTACCATCAAGTGTACCAGTAGTACCGAATCTGTACTTAGCCTCTGTAGCTTTGTTCATAATAGATGATAGTGACTTAGACTTAAATCCATGACACTCATCACCTATTACCATGCCAAACTGTTGAAACCATTTCTTAGGGTATTTATAAATGCTCTGCCATGTAGAAATAATGACTCTTTTCTTTGTAACTTTATCTTTACCAGAATAAATTTTGTGACAAGCATTTTCTACTAACATGCCATACTCTTCAAAGTCTGCATACATTTGTTCTACAAGAGATGTAGTAGGCACAATAATTAATATCTTGCCTTTATCTTCTAACATTGACATATAGTATTTAATCAGCAAGTAAATAATAAATGATTTGCCAGAACCAGTAGGCGATAAAAGAATAGCTCTGGATCTCTGTAAGCCTTTTATTACAGCATCATATTGATAATCACGGGGAGGAAAAGGTAAATGGGATGCCTTTAAAAAATTATCAAACTCTGTAATAGGATTTGATTCTAACGGAAGACCATACGCAGTTTCTTCTGTATCAACGCTGTAACCACGTTCTGCAGCAAACTTAAGTAGATACACATAAAGACCTGCAGAGAGCTCACCGTTCATTCGATTGAACAGACGGATCTTTCCATCCCATACCTTATTCTTATAAGCAGGCATCCACTTATAACCAGGTACAAAGAAAGAGAAGTACTCACTTAGTTCGGCTGCATAACCAGCCTCCAAGTCTACTTCCAACATAGAATAATCTTTTAACCTACATAATAAATCAGCCATTCTCTTTTAATTCTTTATATTTTTGTCTTACGTCTAAAAACTGTTGTAAGTAATCATGTGTATTAATTTTAAAGACCTGAGGTTCATTGTGGTCCACCGTGATCAATATAACACCTTGTTTGATGGGAATTCCCGTTCTTTCATAGAAGGCTGCAGCATAGAACGATGCTTGTATAAAGTAGTTCGTTATCCACTCTATTTTCTTAGGTTTGCGAGAAGTCTTGAAATCTATTATAGACAATTCACCGTCAAACTCTGCTATGCAGTCAACCTGACCAGCACATTTAAGTCTATCACTATAGAGATATTCTTCTTGAAACCATACATTATTTAATCTATTGTCAATAATATTTTTTAAATGGCTGAATGTGTATAGGTTATTAGGCATAGCCTCACCCTTCCAATCATCCACATTATCTATATAGTCTTCCGCTAACTTATGTACAGATGTTCCTCTTGTAGCTGCCTGATGAGATATCTTATTAGCTTCTTCTTCCCCAACCCTCTTACGCCACTTCATAATACTATCTACGCTAAGAATACTAAGTACGGTTGTAATAGAAGGATAAGCATTACCATCTGGGGTAAAATACTTACGACCTTCCTCACTAGTTTTTCTAGTCATTTTAGGTAGAGTGATGCCATGATCTACGTGATTAAACATAATATATTAATTTCCAGCTTCGAACTGTTTCCATTTTATCATATTGCCAATTGTTTGATGGCGCCATCTCAATGTGTCAACTATTTCCTTTAGTGTATCTATTAGTGTTTTAATGTACTGTATTTTAAGTTCAGACTCTTGAATTTCTTTATCTGAATCATAATAGTAATCCATCTCACCTTTCATAATTTTTAAGCCATTAAATGGATCAAATTCCCACCCTGTTGCTTCAATTTCCTCTTGTGACATTTTGCCGTTATAATATAGCCATTTTAATTTAAGAAGTGATTTCTGGTCCATTTCAGCCTTCTTGAGGCGTAGTTTTGCATGAGACAATAGGCCTAAGTATTTTGCATGTAGCTTAGGCGTTTCACGAGAAGCTTCGTCTAAATTGTTTGTGGGAATGTGCGAGTCTTTGGACCACGCGTCCAGTACTTGTTCTAATGTCATAATATACTCCGGTCAAATTAGTTTAGTTGGAAGTAGGAAAATCTGAATGTTACAGGGAATGTAATGTATTGTATATCACCACTTGTAGATTCAAGAGCCATATCACCAAGACTCGTTGGGATACAGTCTATATATTTAATCGTTCTAGTAATATTATTGTGACTCGATAATATTGATAGTGTAACATCAGAATACGTAGGAGGAGCTGTTTCAGTCCTGTTCAATGGTGAAACATCATTAGTATCTACAAGCCTGTCCATCCAATTGTACATTTCAGTGTACGCGTTTAAGTTTTCGTCTACAATAATAATTACTGTTAACTCACCGAACGTCAATTTATCTCCAGCAAATGGAAGAGATCCTAAACGTTTAATAGGAACCTCTACAGCATTTAAGCTCATTGACGGATGTAGAATACTCTGGCAAAAGAACTCTAGATTTGGATAATGTTTTCTATCAATAGAAAGTTTAAATGACGTAGGTTGTAGATAGCTGATACCAGTCACAGCTGATATGCTATTGTCTACATTTACACTAACATTTGGATTAAGAGTTGGCATAGTAAATCCTCGATATCTTTATAGTATTTATATGAGTAGTATTGTACAATATTTTTAGTCAAATGTAAATAAAAATATCTTTTTAGAAGAAAAATTACAAGCTATTGGTTTCATTAAAAAACAAAATGCGTCTGAACCGCAATTAACTGTGTACAAACGATTTGTAATAGTGTATAAAGGTATCAAGAGATAATGAAGGAGATACACAATGCGTTTAGTAATCAAACAAATCATGGAAACACTCGACTGTTCTGACGATTTTGCACAAAAGGTTGAGTACCAAATGGAGTGTGCAGGTTTTGACTTCTCTGAGTCTACAGACGCTGAATTCAAACAAGAAGTAAACTATGCAGTTTTTGAGCTAAATCTATCGTAAAAAAAGTGCAAAAAGTGCAAATTAACTGTGTACAAACGATTTGTAACAGTGTATAAAGGTTATATCAAGAGGAGATAAACACATGCTTACTACTTACGGTGCAATGATCAAGAACGACATTATCGAAGCTTTCGATGCTGCGGTGGTTAATCCAGAGAATATCCACGAAGGTGGCGGTATCAATTGGAACTTTGTTGAGTCTGATATCTTTATTCCACTTGGAGTCTTCTATGATACTGAGTATCTGAATGATTGCATTAGTGTGCTTGTTAACAAATACTTCTCATAAGGAGCCTATCATGTCTATTCAGAAACTCATCGATCAAACATTCAGCTATAGCTTAGAAGCACCTATGGATCTTGCTGAT